GGCCGCAGTCGTCGTGGCAGTAGGCGCGGTCGACGCCGCACACGACCGTGTCGACATCTCGCTCGGCGGCGCAACGTGGGCCAACGCCACCATCACCGCGCGCTACGCGGTGTACTACAAGGCGCGCGGCGGCGCGGCGACGGCCGACGAGCTGGTGGCGGTGAATGACTTTGGCGCCGATGTCGCCAGCACTGCGGCCGCCTTTGCGTTGGCGGCATCGACCTACCGCAAGCAGAACTGACATGCTCGCGAACGCGGCCAGAGAGACGACTGCCACCACGGGCACCGGCACGGTCACGCTCGCCGCCGTGGCCGGGCACCCGCGCTTTGCGCAGGTGCTCGGTGTCGGTCAGTTCGTCGACTACGCGATCAAGTCCGGCGAAAACTGGGAGTGGGGCGTCGGCCGTCTGGCTGCGGGGAACACGCTCGAGCGGTCCGCGGTAACCGCGAAATTCGAGAGCGGCACGTACACCAAGAACCCGGCGACCCGGCTGCCGCTGGCGGGGACGAGCGATGTGTTCTGCACTGCACATGCGGACACGAACGGCATCGGCGCAGGGGGCGGCTCGCTCGACCGTACCAAAGCTACGGTGTTGTCCGCGCATATGGTGAAGTTGTCCGGCAACCCGGACAACTCCGGCTACACCCCGTTCGGTGCAAACCGCCTGATGTGGTTCCCGTTTGTCTGGCCGTCCGGCATCGATCGGTTTGCGACCGGAGTGCGACTGAGCCTCTTCAGCGCGGGGGGCACAAAGATGCGCATTGCGATCGTCGAACCCGGGGACCCCGTCACGACGTCCCGAATCATCGCGCAGACCGGGGATATTCCCACGTCTACGTCAGGCATCAAGACGGCGACGTTTGCGGCGCCCGTACCGATGCCGCTCGCGCGCTATTACATCGGCGTGTTGTGCGACGGGGCGCCGAACATCCTGGCGGCGCATGCAGGGCTGATGGACCCGTACGTGCTGCAGTTCGGAGGCAATCTGTTCCCGCGTGGCGGCTCGTCGAACAACGTCGCGGCCGGCTGGACGAGCATCACCGACGCAATGGTGCGGGCCGGTGTGGATAACGGGGAAGACCGTACGCAGACCGACCCCATGATCGCGATGGTGCAGGCATGATCGACTACATCGAAAAAGGCGCCGGCCTTCACCGCGCGGTCACCGATGCCGGGCACTGGCTCGAGCAGCGCGACGGCGTGTGGATTAGCAGCGACGATGACGCCGTGCAGCGCATCATCGACGGCTACACGCTCGAGCAGGCCAAGGCCGAGCAACAACGCCGCGTGGCGGCGCAGGCGCGCGCACTGTACGACGCGGTGACGGCAGGCATTAGCGCGGCCGAAATGGCCGGATGGCCCATCCTGCTGGCTGAGTCGGCCGCCTATCGCGCGTCGGGCGAGGTCGGTACGGCAATCCAGGCCGAGGCGGCGATTCGCGGGATCCCGGTCGAGACGCTGGTGGCCAAGATCGAAGGCAACGCCGCCGCGTTCCAGCAGGCCCGCGCGGCGATCGCGGGTACGGACGGACGCAAGCGCGACGAGATCGGCGCACTGACGACGTTCGCAGCCGTGGCGGCGTACCGTATCGACGAAGGCTGGCCGCTGTGACGCTGGGCACGGCGCCGCTCGGCACGACGGCGCTGGGGACGCGAGCCGCCGAGGTCAGTGGGGGCGTCGCGGGGGCAGCAGGCGGCGCCACCATCGCATGCGCCACCACGCTACTGCCCGCACCGGCGTCGGGTGGTGCCGCGGCTGCGGGGGCGTCGGTGTCGTGCTCGGCGTTGCTCGCCACCGCCGGCGCTGCCGCTGCGGCGGGGGCAGCCGGCGGGATAACGCTTTCCATCGCGAGCAGCATCGCAACAGGCAGCGCATCGGGCGCGGCGATCGCAACGGATGCGCTCTTGCCAGTCGCCGGCGCACTGATCGCCGGTGGCGCGACCGGTGCGAGCGTCGGAACTGCGCCAGGCGCGACGCTGAACGCAGCGGGAGCGATCGTATCTGGATCCGCTTCGGGCGCGGCAGTCGCAAGCGGCGCGAGCCTTGCCGTTGCTGCAGCGCTGACCCCTGGCGCCGTTGCCGCCGGTATTGCGGCCAGCGCGCCCGGCGCGGTCATGGCTGCCGCCGCGGCATCCCTCCTTCCCGGTGTGGCTACGGGCGCCGCCGGCGCTGCCAGTACGGGGCTCACATCGTCCGTCAGCCTGATCGCCGGTGCAGCCTCGGCCGCCGCGAATGGCTCGGCGCACGGTACACCCGTTGTCGCCGCGTCCTCGATGTTGCCCGGCGTGGCCACAGGAGCTGCAGCAACCACTAGCGAAGCATTTTTGCTCGGCTCAAGCCTGTTGCCTGGTGCGACAGCCGTGGGGCTCGGCGCGGCGGCGCCGGGCGTCACCGTCGTCGCGCTCGCCGGCCTCGCCGCAGGCGCAGCAAGCGGCGCAGCGAGCGTGCCGGCGCATGCCTGGCAGACCTTCCTGGCCTGGATCACTGGAACGGCGACCGGGGAGACCGCCGCCGATCCGGCTGGTACCGCCCCCGGCGCCGAGTTCGCCGCCTTCCTCGCGCTGATCGTCGGTGAGGCCTCCGGCGTCGAATTGGATGACTACCCCATGAAATACGCCACCCTCGCCGACATGGTCACCCGCTTCGGGCAGACCGAACTGGTGCAACTCACGGACACGCTGCACCGCCCGCCGACCACGATCGACACCACGCGCGTGCAGATCGCGATCCACGATGCGCAGATGGAGATCGACAGCGCGATCGGACGCATCTACCGTCTGCCCTTGGCGGGGTGCGTACGCCCGCCGGTGCCCCCTGCGACCGAGCCGTCTGTTGTGGCGCCGCCCCAGCTCACCCGCCTGACGTGCGACATCGCACGCTATTTCCTGTACGACGACGCAGCCCCCGAGCACGAGGTGGTGCGTCGCTACAAACAGGCCCGGGCCACGCTGGACGACCTTGCCAGCGGCACCCTGCAGCTCGCGTGCCCCTGGGGCGGTTCGCCCGGCGAGTTGATCGCCGCCGATGCCCAGTCGGGCAGCGCCGAGGTGTACGACTTCTTCGCCCCGCGCCAAATCACCGACGACGCCCTGCGCGGCTTCTGAGCCCTTCTGCCGGCCCCCCGGCCGGCGCGCTCGATCGAGTATCCCTGCGCGCCGCCGTGCTCCGCGCAATCTGATCGGCCACCTCCGCCGACAATGAACCCCTTCATTTAGCGCTCCGGGCGCATGAGGACGAAGATCGCGGCACATCCACTGCCCGCGACCTGCGACCGATCCCATGCTGGCCCGCGCTCTCTCCCTTCGTTTCACCCCTCCTGCTGCCACGGGTTGCTGCTGATGGCCGCCGAGCCGATCGACTTCATGGCGCTCGAGCCGCTGTTGCTCGACCGCCTGCGCGCCACGCTGCCGGCGCACGTGCATGTGCTGGCGGCGCGCGACCTGGCGGGGCTGACCGAGGGCACCCAGCTCACCCCGGCGGTGCATGTGTTGTACCGCGACTACCGCCCGGGCCGCGCGCCCGCGAGCGGATGGGAGGAGCTGGATCAGCTCTGGCTCACCGTGATCGCCGTGCGCAACGTGAGCACGCTGTCCACCAACGAGGCCGTGCGGGCCGATGCGGGCCCGTTGATGGGGGCGGTGATCGGCGCCCTGGGCGGATGGCGGCCGGACCTGCGCGGCTACAAGCCGCTGAGCCTGGATGGGGCGCCGGCCGCCGGCTATCGCGCGGGGTTCGGCTACTTCCCGCTGGGATGGCGCGCGCCGATGCGAGTGCGTGCGGCCTGCACAGGAGAGCCGTAACGATGAAACGCTGAGCGCCGACCTGAATGCATGCCGGCCGCGCCGCAGCGGCGCGATGCCTAGCAACACCCCCCGACCGCAACCATGGAGACCCCGAGATGACGCGGATCAAACTGAAGTCGGCCCATACCCATGCGGGCCGCAAGTACCCCGCCGGCGCCGGGCTGACGATGCCGGCGCCGCAGGCCGACTGGCTGATCGGCATTGGCGTGGCCATGCCCGCCCCCCCGCCTGCCGCGGGCGATGAAGCCCCGGCGAAACCCCCGAAAGCCAAGGAGTAACGCATGAACCAGAACACCCCGATCATTTGGGACGGGCAAGGGCCGGTAATGATCGGCCGCTACGACCCGATCAATGGCACGCCCGACATGGGCTATCTCGTGGACCTGTACCGCATCGGCTGCGGCACCTCGTCGCTCACCACGTCGCTGTCGGTCGAGAAGGCGCGGATCGCGGAGAGCTGCTCGGGCCAGCGCCTGACCTTGAAAGAGCGCACCACGGGCAAGAGTCTTTCCGTCTCGCTCTCCATGGTGCAGTTCTCGGGCCGCACCCTCGCCGCCGCCTTCTATGGCGACGCCGTGCTGCAGGCCGCGGGCACGGTGACCTCCGAAGTCCTGCCCCAGCTCGCCGTCGGCGACTACTTCACGCTGCGCCACCCCGACGTGACCAACGTCGTGATCGAGGACAGCACTGCGGTGACCCCGCTCGTGTACGTCCTCGATACGCACTATGCGATCGAGGACGCGAAGCACGCCCGCTGCCGCTTGATCGCGCACCCCGTCGCCCACGTCGAGCCGGTCAAGGTCGATTACAGCTACGGCGAATACACCAACATCGCCGCCTTCGCGACGACGAACGTTGAGCGCGGGGTGATCTTCAATGGCGTCAACGACGACGGCCAGCGGGCACGCATCGTGATCCCGCGCGTGAGCCTGGCGATGGGGGGCGATTTCTCGTGGCTCGGCGACGACGAGGCGTCGCTCGAGCTGAGCGGCGAGGCGCTCTTCGTGAGCGAGATGCAGTCCGACGCCGACTACGGCGGCTTCATGCGGATCAGCTTGATCTGATCCAGCCTCGCAGGGCGCTCGTGATCCAGGCGGGCGCCCACACCGGCAAGGCTGTGTCGATGCCCCGGCAGCGCTAGGCGGGGCTTACGACATGGCCTGGCCGATCAGGTCCAGCACGGCCAGCACGACGCCCAGGCCGAGCGCCAGCAAGGCGCCGGTGATGGCCCAGCCCGCACCGCCCAGGCTGACCAGGAACAGCAGCAAGGCCAGGGCGAAGCATTGAAGAGATAAGCGCGTCATGGCGAACCCGATCGAAACCAACGTCGTCATTAAAGTGGACACCGCCGGCGATGGCAAGCTGGCGGCGCTGTCGCGCGAGGTGGCCGGCCTGGGCGAGGGGGCGGGCGATGCGGCGCCCGAGTTTCAGCGCCTGGCCGAGGAGATCGACGGCCTGGCCGCGAAGGAGCGCTTGGTCGGCGCATTTGCCGAGGCCAAGCGCGAGACGGTGGCCTACGCCGAGGCGCTGCAGACCGCACAGGCGGCCACGCGCGCCGCGGCCCAGGAGCTACGGGCCAAGCAGGCGACGCTCGCTGCAGCCACTACGGCCGAGCGCGAGGCAGCAGCGGCGCTCGGCGAAGCCCGCACGCGTCACGACGAGCTGAAGGCGTCGGTGGCCGGCGGCGCGGCCGAGCTCAAGACCCTGCGCACGGCTGCGAAGGCGAGCGGCGCCGACACGGCCGAATACGCCGGCCAGATCCGCGAGGCGCGGACACGGCTTGCGGAGCTGCGCAAGGAGAGCGCGACCGCCGGGCAGGCCGTGCGCACGCTCGCCGGCGATTACCGACCGACGGCGCAGGCACTCAAGGAAGCCGGCAACGCGGCCGATAAGGCGCAGCGCGCGTTCGAGCAGAACCGCCACGAGGCCGGCCGCGCCAAGACGGCCTATGAGGCGCAGCGCCTGGCGCTGCACAACACCCGCCAGGCGCTGGCCAGCGCGGGCATCGCATCGACCGATCTGGCCGGCGCCCAGGTGCGCCTGGCGGGCAGTGCGCAGCAGGCGGCGCAGCGCGCCGGGGAGTTGCGCGCTCGCCTGGCAAGCGTAGGCAGCACTGCCCAGGCGGCAGGCGCACAGACGGAAAAGGGGTTTTCGCAGGCGGCAAAGGGGGTGCGCTCGATCTCCGAGCAGCTCTCGACCGTGCAGTCGCGCCTGCTGCAGTTCGCGGGGGCGCAGCTCGGCCTGCAGACCGCAATCGACCTGGGGCGCACTGCGGACGAGTACGCCAACCTCGGCGCCCGCATCGACCTGGTCAACAGCAGCCAGGCGGGGTTCAACCTCACCCTGGCCCAGACCGCCGAGCTCGCCCGGGCGACATACTCGGGGCTCGAGAGCACCACCGGCCTGGTCGGCGCACTCGCGCGTGCCGGCGAGGAGGTGGGCCTGACGCAAGAAGGCGTGCTCCGCCTGACCGAGTCCATCAACAAGGCCAACCAGGTCTCGGGCGCGTCGGCGGCCAGCGCGGACGCCGCCCTCACACAGCTGATCCAGGGCCTGCAGTCGGGCACGCTGCGTGGCGACGAGTTCAATTCGGTGATGGAGCAATCGCCACGCCTGGCAAAGGCGCTGGCCGACGGACTGGGCGTGCCGATCGGCGCCCTGCGCGCAATGGCCGAGCAAGGCAAGCTCACCAGCGAGGTGGTGATCTCGGCATTGCAGTCGCAGGCGCGCACCATCGACGCGGAGTTCGCCAAACTTCCGCTGACCATTGGCCGCTCGCTCACCAACCTGTCGACGAACTGGACGCAGTTCATCGGCGAGCTCGACCAGGCGAACGGGGCTTCCGCCACCGTGGCGCGTGCCTTGGAGGGTGTCGCCAACAACCTCGACGACATTGCCAAGCTGGCTGTCGTGGCCGGCGAAGTGGGGCTGGCGGTGTTTGCCGCCAAGCTGATCCCACAGGTGACCAAGTTTGGCGCCGAAGCCCTGGCGGCCACCAAGGGGGTGGGCGGGCTGCGCGCCGGCCTGGCCGCATTACCAGGGACGGTGAAGATCGCCCTGGCGGTGGTCGGCTACGAAGTGCTGACCACGGTGGGTAAGGCCATCGGCGAAACCGTCGCGAGCTGGGGCGAGGCGGGCGATGCGATGCGGCGCGCCGAGCAGACCATGCGCGAGGCCACTCACAGCATGATCGCCAACGGTCAGACGCTCGCCTACCAGAACGATGCCTACCGCAACGCGGTGGTGCTGACGGCGGGCGAGGTCGCACGCCTGTCCGAGGCCGAGCGCACGGCGTACTTCGAGCGCCTGGACGGTGCGCGTAAGTACTACGCTGGCGCGCAGATGGCCATCCAGGGCGCCAAGGAGCTCGGCATTGCAAGCGAGTTCTCGGCCGAGCAGACGGCGGCCGGGATGAAGCGGGCCCGCGAAGGGATGGCCGCGTTCGAGGTCGGCGTGCGGATGAGCCGCGCCGAGATCGAGGCGCTGCTGTCCGTCGATGCGTCGCTCTTCATTGCGCAGTTCGACGAGCTCGCGGCCAAGGGAAAGGATGCAGCCGCGGCCCTGCAGGAAGTCGGCAAGGGGTTCGACGCCAGCGCGCTCGAGAGCGTGCGAGGTTTCGGCCAGGCGCTGGTCGAGCTCAGGAACACCGGGAAGATCTCCGCCGACGAGATGGGCGCCGCGTGGCAGCAGGCGCTCGCCAAGCTCGACGGTGCGCAGCTGAGCCAG